CTTTAGACGTACCGGCAACAATTAGTCTGGGCGACCTGACAGCACAGCAACTTGAGGACCGTGCCGTAGAGCTGACAACTACAACCACAACGGTTTTGACACAACCCACAACTACAGTTGCTTATGTTGACCCAGAAACCAAATGCCAAGAATGGTTGCCTGTTGCTGTATCGGTTGGCTGGCCGAATAACACCGAAACGTTAGAGAAGCTCGGCAGGCTGATTTGGAAGGAAACGAGGTGCCTTAACATTGGTTACCAGCACCCGAAGTTCAATGGCAGTGATCACGGTTTGATACAGGCAAATAACCTGCATAGGCGCTGGGCCGAAGAACTTTTCAACATGCCGTTTGAAGAGTCAATGTCTGACCCAACCCTAAACCTGCGTTTCGGTTTCTTGCTGTATGACGCCACCACCGAAGGCGGCGGTTGCGGTTGGAAGCCTTGGAAAATGTGCTAGCAAATGTTTAATGTTGACCGACCCGACTGGCAACAAAGAGCGGCATGTCGAGGCATTGACACCAACCTGTTTTTTCCTAGCAACGCCCAAGAGTCAGCCCAAGCAAAAGCCATAATTAAACCGTTGTGTGAAGCCTGCCCTGTGTTAAAGGATTGCTACGCCTACGCCGTGTCATTTCCTGAAAAGGCTTTACAGGGCATTTGGGCTAACACCACAGACAACGACAGGCGCCGTATCCGCTACAGTGCCACACCGGTTGGCTATCGTACAAAACAACCCGACTAATGAAAGGCCCGACATGACAACCCACGAAATGATTGCCGCTATCGCTAAAGCGGAAATTGCTATGAAAGCCGCCCAATGGCAGATAGAACGCCAAGCCGAAGATGTGACAGCTTTACGCAAAGCCTTGTTTGAACTGGCTTATGTTGCCGAAGAAAACGGTGTCTATTTGTCTAATTTGACTAAATCGACACAAGACGCCATTGTGGCCATGCGTTTGGGTGGCTTCAAATGACCTGTGAACTATGCAAAAAAGAATTACACGCCTTTGATATTCGGGTGCAAGACCTGTTGCAAGGTATCTGCCTCGCTTGTGGCAAGGCTGGCGACTGGCTACACATGACCCCTGAAGAATCACGGCGCTGTGCAGAACTACACAAATGGGCAAACATGACCAACGCTGAACGCACGGCCTACGACAGAAACAGGGGCAGCTGATGGACCTATCAAATTATGTCGACGTACCAACACGGTTTGCTATGGCATTAGAACGCTGGCCTGAACTACGCATAATTGAAAACCGACCCGAAGTCATCACCATTGCAGACAAGACTTTTATATCAGTAACAATGCAAGCGTGGCGTACACCAGATGACCCTGTACCGGCACAAGCAACATGCTTTGAACCGTTCCCAGGCAAAACCAGTTTTACCCGTGACTCAGAACAGATGAACGCAAGCACCAGCGCCTTAGGCCGTGTCTTAGGTCTAATGATGAGTTTCGGCCCGAAGATGGCTAGCGCCGAAGAAGTACGCAATCGGCAAGACACCAGCGCCCCAGCGGTGCTTGTCAAACAGCCCCAAAATGTCCGTACACAGGCGCTAGGCGCAAATGCGAGCAATGCACCATCAGAAGCCCAACTGAAGTACCTAAGAGGTTTAAATTATGAAGGCCCAGCACCCGAAACTAGGGCAGAATGTACGGCCCTTATTAAAAGGCTGGCACCGTGACCACAGTCAAATTGACTCGACAAGAAATGCGTACAGCCGCATACACAGGCGTTGAAAGACAATTGCATGCTTTAAGCAAAAATCTGACTAACTTATACGGTGCTTCAGAACGAAAAACCGAATGGCAAAACAATGTTGTAGGCGCTATTGGTGAGTACGCCCTAGCCAAACACTTAAACATGTATTGGAACCCTGCCGTTGACGTAGATCTAAACGCTTTGCCTGGTGACGTTGGCACATATCAAATTCGTACTACTGGCTGGCCTCAAGGGTGTTTGTTAATACGCCCAAGAGACAAAATGGAAGCCCCATTCGTTTTGGCTGTAATCGAAGGCAACATTGTGACCTTCAAAGGCTGGTTGTACGGCTTTGAAAGCAAAACAGTAGGCGAGTTAAGAGACAATGACACCTACTGGGTAAAACAAGACAAACTGCACCCAATGGAAACCTTGCGATGAAAGAGTCTTATTTTCAGTCGCAGGTAATCCTGTTGGCTAAGTTGCACGGCTGGCTAGTTATGCACACCCGTGCTGTGGAAATCCGCCCTGGGGTGTGGAAAACACCGTTACAAGGTCATGCCGGATACCCAGACCTGACACTGGCACACAAATACAAAGGCGTCATATTTGCCGAACTCAAAAGCGATATAGGGCGAGTTAGCACTATGCAAAAAGCCTGGCACGAAACCTTGTCAGCTGCAGGACAAGAAGTGTACGTATGGCGCCCAAAAGACATTCAAGCAATCTCAGACCGACTAGCTAGGAAACCCGACCATGACTGAATTTATGCAACCAATCAACCCTATGCGTGTAGTAACAGGCGACAAAGAATGGACATTTACAACACCTGTGTTTGCTATCGCTATATCAAACTCAAATGATGTCGAATACCTGACCATCAATGGCCAGTTCTTCACAGTCAACAAAATCAAGTTTGCCGAAATGCTTATAAACGGCAAATGGGAACGCCTTACAGGACGCCAACACCCAGCCACCTGATACAGTCGCCACAATTTCATTAGTCGCATGTGTGTGCCACGGTTGTAGGTGGTGGGCAGTAAACAGGGGAACCTGGGTAGACCCCTATGCACCGATGTAGGGGAACAGCGTTTCCAAACGGCACAAATGGCTATGGTTGTCCACCGAACAAAAATAGACAGGCTTCCAGCGGCTAATTGCCCAAATAGTGGGGGACACAAACCACCCAACCCTGTCATGTAGTACGAGGACAACCGCACAGGCGCTCTTCCTGTGTGGGCGTCAGTATCCCTTGACCTAAAGCCCTTGACCTATGCTTCACATAGAAAGGACCCGACAATGCCCAGACAACACACAACCAACGACCTGACCTATCGACGCAACAGACAAACACTGCTCGCCGACAACCCACCCTGCTACCGATGCGGCAAACCAGCAGACACAGCCGACCACATAGTGCCCGTATTCCAAGGCGGTGGAAACGAGCTAGAAAACCTACGTGCGGCCTGCCGAAAATGCAACAGCACCACAGGCGCCAGGGACAAAGCCAAAGCAGACGCCCTACGCATACAAAAGCGTGACGAAGCCGTAAACCATTTTTTTGACGCCGGCACGAAGCCCCCGACCCCTTGCTTCTCAAACATTTTGGGGGAAACTGGCGACGACCAGCCGGCATTGGCGGCGACTAACCAGCATTTGCCCAGACTTGAAACGGTTGGCTTAAGTCAGCACAGTTTTGGGGAGGGGATTGCCCAGTGGGCTTCTTTGCATATGGGTGTTGAATTAATGCCTTGGCAAAAGCATGTGTTGAACGGCCAGCTGTGCCATGACGGTAACGGCAACCTACAGTTTCGTGAAGCTCTTGTGTCGACTGCACGTCAGCAAGGCAAGTCGGTTGCATTGCAAGCACTAATTGGTTGGTGGATTACTGAACTGGCGACTATTCGAGGCAAGCCTCAGGCGGTGCTTTCGGTTGCTAACAAACTTGACAGGGCTGAAGCAATCTTTGGGTTTATCGCCCCAATACTTGTGGAAAAATTTGGGGGAAAAGCCGCCAACGCTATGGGCCGTAAGTCTGTAAAAATGCCTGACGGGTCGTTGTGGGAAGTTAGGGCCGCTACCCCAAACCTGCACGGCGGTAGTTACGATTGCATTGTCATAGATGAATTGTGGAATATTTCAGCGGCTGTAGTTGATGAGGCTTTGAGGCCTAGTCAGATTGCTAGGACTAATCCGCTTTTGTCTATGTGGTCTACCGCTGGCGATGAGTCAAGCGTTGCCATGATTCAGTTTAGGGAACAGGCAATTAGTGAAATAGATACCGGCACAAATAACAGTTTGTATTTTGCCGAATATTCTATGAAGCCTGGCAGTGACCCTAGAAATGAGACCAATTGGATTATGGCCAACCCAGCGATGGGGCAAACCGTAACCGTTGAAGCGCTTAGGGCTGTCAGCAAAAAAGATTCGTTTCTTCGAGCACACTTAAACATGTGGGTGTCGGCCCGTGGCGCCTGGCTTCAACCTGGCGTTTGGGACAAACAAAAAACCGATGTGCCTATGCCACCTGGTGGCGTGTTGGCTGTTGACACCGACCTAACCGATGGGCGTTATGTGGGCGTCAGGTCAAGTGTGCTTGAATCCAAAGCCCATGTGTGTGTTGAATTTATGGTAGATACTGAAGATCAAATGTGGGAAGAAGTAGAACGGGTCATGGCTGAC